GGGGTTTAAGGGCTACAAGTCTTCACTCCATTCCACAGAATTGGGAAGGCAAAGGGCGGTCCCAAATGTCTTGAACAAGCTGCTCCGGGAATCGAGTGGGCAGGAACTGTTGTAAGATCACAGCTCTTTTAGGTCGGCACCTAAGATCCATGTCTTGTGGGTCCACTCCCAACTTTTTAGCATAGCTAGTTAAAGCTTTAAATGCTCTCGACTCAGTGTCAACTTCATATAAATCGCTCTGCGCTTCTGGATATAGCTCTAGCACAAGGTCGCATAATCTATCGAGGAATGTCCAGGCAGTGGCATTAGTACCTTGGGTATCCCACATAAGACCATACAAACGAGCAAGCGCATGTGGAGCATCATAGATGTCGTTACCGGACAAGCCGGCACGTACGTAGTAATCTTCGGTTGGCCTCCAGCAGAGAATACAAGTGGAGCCATCTTTAAACTTCCACTCAACAAATCTGCGTTTTAAGAAGACCACCCCCTCCGTCTTAATCCTATCGTGGTAAACGATGTGCCCACTGGGGGTCACAGTAGTCTCAAGAACGGTAAAGAAGCTTTCAACTTCACGCGATGCCTTCTCTTTGATCCTCATATCCCAGACGCGGAGAAGATACTCGCCAAGCTCCTTAAGATTACAGTACTTGCGAAATTCGCGGTGCATTGCTATGATGAAATCATCGCCGTATATTTTCCATGCGATGAACCAGGTCATAAAGAGCTTCCAGAATTTTCTGGCCTGCTCTTCCGACCTTTCAACTCTCAGAACCCGGTAGCGATCCAACATCCAACCTATATACGCAAACTCAACGATCATAGTATCTCCTTGAGATGTGTTATAGTCCCCTGAAATCATGATGCCGAGAATCAGTCGGTAGGTATCATCTACCCAACGGACTAATTTAGCGGCTGTCATATTTGCACTATAGTGCCCCAAATGGGCCACTAAAGGGTATATCTTATCATCGGGGGAAAAGATAATTAGTTGAATGATAATAGAAATCGCTAACATAGATGCCTTCAGTGACTGATCTAACTTCTCAATATCCCCATACATATAGAAGTAATCAGGGTCCCCAGCTGAAAGTTCGTAGGCGTACTTGGCGGCTTCACCAGCACCCCACCGGGTGCCAATGGCATTACCCGCTCGTCCGCGGACGAACTTATGCCAGCATTTCAGGAGAGGTTTATCAATCAACACCTTCAAAAGGGAGACCACAAAAATGAGTCTAACTTTGTCAGGGTCATCTCCTTCCATGCGCACTTCAGGCTTTTCACAGATCCTGCTAAATAGAAGAGGATAGTCTTCCATTTTGACCTTCCTACCACTCCTCAATTTATCGAGGATTTCCTGCACCAGTTCCCACAATCGGAGACGCTCTATAGGAAGAGCTTCAGCCTTAGTTGAAGTAGGACCGGTGTGGATTTTTGCCCCATTGGGCAGTTCCACAATGGTAGTCGGGCAGAGAACCATTCCTGCTGCGGTATCAGAAGGGACTTGAATCTTCTGAATGAAGTCCCTTGTGGCCATAGGAGGGCAAGGAATAGTTTGTTTATGAGACCACCCACATCTGTGAAGATAGTAAGTAAGTATCTTCGCGAAGTCTCCTTTGGGTAAATTGACCTTTAATTCATCTCTAATCATGGAACCAAGGGCCTTCAAAAGGCCAACTTGGGATCCGGTAGAGACCCAGGCTCCCTCTAGTGCTACAAGAGGCATGGTATCCTGGAACCGTTCTTTGTATAGCGCATACACCCGTCGCATGATGTGTGATGATGCAACGGGGTTTGGCCGGACATAACGGATGTGTACCGCCGGCAACACAGTGCAGGGTAACACGTTTTTGCCCATCATGGTGGAACCCATGACGCGAATTTGGGTCATTGTCTCGTCCACTTCCTGTGTTCGACTCTTGGGCTCAATGAAAAAATGCCCTTGAATCTTATTCAGGAAAAAGAGCCTCCTAGCGGTGACGAGGGCTGCTAGCTGACCAAAGATAGCCGAATCGGAATCTACGGTGAGCGTGAAAAGAGGAGTGTGACCGGGCACACCCCTAGTTTCCCTCTTCCACACCTCAACAACGACCTTACCAGGGTCATTGGTACGTGAGACGTGAAAATCCATCACTTTTAGGTAGTTGACTAGTCTTACTCCGGTAGTATCCTGAGTAAGGTCGACTGTACGCGCGTAGTGCCTAGCTAAATAGCCGAGCCTTCCTGGCGTTGCGACTTGAATCGTGTTATCCAGGCAGAAATTTCTCCCTGGAATGTTGGATGCACGGCTTGCAATACACACACTATAGCGTAATGATTCCGCTGTG